ATGAGGGTATCCAGACAAGCATCGAATAATTTGTTTGTTCGAGAGGGGTGTGACTGGTCTGCTAAAGCGGTATATGCAGCCCTTGAAAACAAAGGCACAGACCTCCCTGAACTAGAAAGGGAGTTAGGATTAAAAAGCGGATCAATGCGCAACGTGTTTTACCGCCAGTGCCGTAAGTACGAAGCTGCCATCGCCGAAAAAATAGGGGTTGAACCTGCTGTAATCTGGCCCAGCAGATACCAGGTGGACGCCAGAGAAGTGGCTTGATGGGGGGGGATGTATGTGGGTAACAGCAAAAGAATGTGTTGGTCTTCCTGATTTACCAATGATGGAACATAACATTCGCCATAGACTCACAAAAGCAGCTGCGGGAAATGCAGCCATGTTACGCAAACGTAAGGGAACAAAAGCCATCGAATTTAATATCGATTGTTTGCCTTATTGCGCACAACAAGTATTACGCGAACGTTACGCCCTGCAACTGATGACGCAAAAAGCCGATGAATCACCGGCTACGGCGGTGACAAAGGCCAGACGCTCACCTGCTGTGGTTGATGCGGTGGAGGCATATCGCGGTTCATCCCAACTGATGGTCGAACGCCTCAATGCCCTGACTGAAAAACAGCGCCAGGTGGCTGATGCACGAATTGCGATTGTCAGCGAGGTGCTGAAATTCGCGCAACAACCCGGTTTCAACTGCGCTAAAGCCATCCGTTTTATCGTTGACCGCCTGTCACGTTCGCAACTGGACGAACGCATTGTGGCAATGGTTGAAACGGCGAACGCCAAAAAGGGAAACCGCCGCGCGTTGAGTGAAATCACGCTGAAACGCTGGATTGCGGCCTTTAACAAGGCGCAGAACGCCGCTGAACGCCTGCTTTTACTGGCACCGGGTAAACGTCAGGAAATAAAAGCCGAAGATATTAGCTGGTTGCCCGAGTTTCTGGCGCAGTATCGCCAGTCAAACGGCCGACCAATGACCGAGGCTTACGAGGATTTTGTTGCTGAATGGCAGCACCGGCACGCTGATGAGCCTTATATGCTCGATATCATGCCCTCTTATGACACCATTCGCCGCGCAATGAAGAAACTGCCGGAAGTGGTGAAACAAAAAGGCCGGGTGACCGGCAGTGAATACCGCCAGCTTGAGGGATTCACGCGCCGCGACTGGTCAAAAATGCCGGTGAATTATGTCTGGATTGGTGACGGTCACGGCATGAAGCTGAAATGCAGGCACCCGGTTCACGGGCGGCCATTTGCACCGGAAGTGACCTTTGTTATCGATGGCGGCACGCGCTTTGTGGTGGGCTGGAGCCTTGACCTGGCTGAAAATGTTTTCGCCGTAGCCGGTGCCATACAGCACGGCATTCGCCATCACGGCAAACCGTTTCTGTATTACTCGGATAATGGCTCGGGGGAAACGGCCGACATCCTGGATAAGGAGATTGTGGGGATACTGCCGCGACTGGGGATTAATCACCCGACCGGAATTGCCGGTAATCCGCAGGGGCGAGGCATTATCGAACGGCTTAACCGCACATTACCGATGCGCATAGCCCGTAAATACCGCACCTATTTCGGGAAAGGAGCAGATCGCGAGACGTTACGTAAAACCAACCGCGATTTACGCTCGGCATTCAGTGCCCTGCAACAGGGAAAACGGCTGAACGCCCGGCAGCAGTCAGCGATGCGTGATTTACCGTCCTGGTCTGAACTGATTGATGCCATTCGTGACGGCGTTGAGTGGTACAACAACCGGCCGCACGATGAATTACCCATGAAGCCGAACGGTAAACATTACAGCCCGGCGGAGTTCAGAAAAAAACGCCTGGCAGAAGAGGACACGGAAATTGAATGGCTGTCCGATGTGGAATTGCGGGATATGTTCCGGCCGATGGTGGAGCGCCCTGTAAGACGCTGTGAAATACGCTGGCTGAATAATATTTACTACGCGCCCGAGCTGCGTGATGAACATGGCCGCAAAGTGCTTATCAGCTATGACATTCATGATGCCGAACGAATTACCGTGCGTCGCCCGGATGGCAGCGTGATTTGCGAGGCGGTATGGGACGGCAATAAACGCGAAGCCTTCCCTGTCAGCGCGGAATACTACAAACAGCAGCAGCGCCTTAAAGGTATGCGTAAACGCGCAGAGGAAAAAATCCGTGATGCCGAGGATGAGGTTGTCAACGTGCTGGAGCACAAGCCGCAGGAGCCATGGCTGGAAAACATATACCGCCCTGTGGGTAATACGGTGACCGTTCAGCAACCGGTCGCTGACGATGAACCTGACGAAGAATACGAGCGTAATTTCCAGCGGGGATTGCAACTGCTCGAAGCGAAATTAAAAGAAAGTGATCCGCTGGCCTGAAATAAAAAATAACCCGAGGGGTAACTCAGGTTATTTGAGGTTTCAGTCTCGGAGAATGCTGATTCAAGCGAGGTGAATAATATGACCGATATTAACGATGTAATCAAGACCATTGATGAACTTATTGATGGTGGTGTACTGACGCAGTATGCCATCGCCAGAGAGGCGGGAATTTCCGACGGTACATTATCGGCTTTCCGCAAGGGGAAATATAAAGGCGATAACGTCGCTGTGGCTGCTTCCCTGCGTTCCTGGTATGAGAACTGGAATAAACAAAGCGCACTGCCCGAGCCGCCGCAGTTTGTGGAAACGCAGACAGTCCATGAACTGCGCGCACTGTTTCAGGCGGTTCGCCTGATGGGCTGTATTAACGTCATCGTGGGCGTACCGGGTGTGGGTAAAACGGCCACGGCCCGTAATTACTGTCAGGAGCAACCGAACACCTGGATGATCACCCTGTCGCCCGCGCATTCCAGCGTCACGGAGTGTCTGCTGGAGCTGGCAGAGGAACTGGGGATTGATTACACCCGCGCGAACAAAGGGGCATTATCCCGCGCCATCCGCCGTCGCCTGATGGGAACGCGTGGACTGGTGATTGTGGATGAGGCGGATCATCTTGGTATTGACGGTCTGGAGCAACTCCGGGCAATCCAGGACGCCACGGGGATCGGGATGGTGCTTATTGGTAACCCGCGCGGACTGTTTAAAGGTGGACGCCGCGCCGTTGATGATTTATCGCGCCTGTTCAGCCGTCTTGCCCGTACAAAACAACTTCGCAAGGCCAAAAAGGCGGATGTGCTGGCCATTGCCAGGGCATGGGGTATCAGTGGTGAGGCCGAGCTGGCTGTCATGCAGGCTATCGCTGAAAAGCCGGGAGCCTTACGTGTTCTGACGCATACGCTTAACCAGGCGTGGATCACCGCCAGCGGTGAAGGTGCGGCGCTGACAGAAAAACATATTAATGCGGCCTTTAAAGAGGTTTATACCAACCCTGAATTACTCTCACAGGTGTGATTATGGCTGCATTTAATATTCCTGATATTTACGGACGATTTTACCTGGTGAATTTCGATAACGTGAAAGTGATTTCACTGGCCGAAAATAAAGAATGTGGCGATTTACTCTTTGAATTTAATGATCGCACCCGAATAGCAATATCGGCAGGACTTGATCGCGAAGGTGCGACAGACGTTTACAGCGGAATATGCCGTTCTGTTGGTGCGAAACAAGTCAGATAAACGAGGTGTTATATGAATACGCAGATACAGCAGGAAATCCATGTTCTCCACAGCTTTCGAGAGTTTAACGACAATGACTGTGAGGTTCGTGATTATATCTATGAATTGATGATCGGTGATGGTGTGTGTTTTCTGTATATAGACCTGTATCAGTGGTATGCAGACATGCAACTTGATTCCATCAGACGCCGTTTTAATGGTGAGTGCTTTAATGAGGACGTATGGGAAGGCCTGCGCTTTGGTTTTCTGATCACCGGTAATTATCGCCGGGGGTGGCGACGCGGTTACTCCATCCTTCGGGCAATCATGCGTGGCAAAACCCGGAAAATTCCGGGGATGGATAAGGTTAATCGAGGTCTCCTGTCAGAACTGGCTGCATCGCGCATGAATCCATTACTGATACAACCGGAGTTCACCTATGAATTTGTTTGATTCACTGAATAACGCCCGTCGCCTGACCGAACTTGCCGGTGCGGTACTGGAGCGCAGCAAACGCTACCCGCAACGCTTTGCACTGAAAACCACGCCGCCGCTAAGCAAGGTTCAGGGGACTGGGGAGGAAATTGAAATCACCGTTAAGACCAATGGCCTGCGCCGCCGTGTAAAAGCCACCCGCATCAGCGGCTGCACGGTTTACTGGGAAGTATGAAGTTGCTTCATGGTTCGGCTCTGTCATCAGGTCAGACGCCGGGTCAGTTATCCGAACAAAACGAGGACCAGAGGATGAGTAAAGTCGTACGCATTATTTTCGAATATAGGGAGGACGTTATCCGTAAAAACGCTGATGGAAGCGTGCACAAGGGGGTAAGTCTGGATATACGGTCAACCGGAATAAAGAAGAAAGATAATGGACCCGCCATGATTTTTGGGGTGGTTATGCTGGCAGAAAGCAGAAACTTCGCAGAGTTTGTGGCAATGAAAGCCAGTGCATTCATGAAAGACAGAGGCATGGCTTCCGGGGTTATTAACGGTAATGAATTTAATCAACAGGGGTAATTCCATGAGCAAAGTACGCGTTATTTTTGAATTTAATCATGTTTCGCATGACGAAAAGTTGGCAGGCAATGACTGTGTTGAAGTGCATGAAAAGATTGGAGTGGATGTGAAAACAGAACGTGATACGGATAACAGGCCGACGTCACTCTGTGACGTTTATGCAAGTATTCTCCAGTATCACAGTCCTGCAATTATTCAGTTTCTCTCAGCGGAATTTCAGGCATCTGCACAGGCTTTTGGAGCGGATGCCATCATTAAACGCCACCGCGTGCATAAAGCATCAGGCACACTGCAATAAGGAAAAACAAAATGGCAAAACGCGTTACAAAATTAAAGGCCGCAGCCGAGGCGGCACCGCAGACCCGTGAAGAGGTCAGCCGCGATATCCGCCGCTTTGGGGATATGCAGCGTGAGGCACTGCGCCTGGAAACGGCGATGAATGACGAAGTGGCAGAAATCACCGCCCGTTATACGCCGCAGATTGAAAACCTTAAAAAAGAAATCAAAGTGCTTTTTAAGGGGATTCATGACTGGTGTAAAACCAACCGCAATGAGCTGACGAACGGCGGTGAAACCAAAACTGCCAATCTGACCACCGGAACGGTGTCATGGCGGCTGGGAAAACCATCATGCAGCGTCAGCCGTGATGTGGAAGGCGTGATTGAAATGCTGCGCCGTATGGGGCTTGAGCGATTCATCCGCACGAAAGAGGAAGTGAATAAGCAAGCTGTCCTGGCAGAGCCGGATGCGGTGAAAGGGATTGCCGGTATTAAGGTGAATAAAGGTACTGAAAATTTTGAAGTCGAGCCTTTTGAACAGGATGCCGGACTGAATAAATAACACCGCATTAAATCTTTAAATATCACATCGTTTTAATTATGGCGCTCGCGTCAGGTGACTGCCTGCGCCTGAAAGCTGAAAATAAGGAATCGTAAACATGACATACTTTTATTTCAAATTAGACAGAACTCAGACAAATAAATATTTCACCAAATATCAACAGACTGTTTTACCGCTACGCAACAGTATTCTTCGGGCGTTACTGAAAAATACAGGCGCTGCCGGATTGCGCTTAAAGCCGTTCGCCATGGACGTAATCAGTGAGTTTTATTTTTCTGGTGCTCTGCCTGCGGGCTGGCGTAAGCGCGATGATGTGGCTTTTATCGGTGGCGGACAGTGCTTTATAGCCAGACCTGATGAGTCATGCCCTGAAGGACCGGCGATTGCCGCAATGATTGAAGCCGCTGAACGCGAGTTAAGGAAGCGTCCTGATTTCCTTGTCTGGCTCTGTGAAAAGCTGGGGGTAATGAGAATCCCCTCCATGTTTAACACGGACTCCTGGTGGACCCCGTCGCTCTCCCGTGATGCTCTGTGTGTGGTGTTTAAAGTAGGCGCTTATGGCAGGGAAATAAACGGGTGTATTCCTGAAGAATGCCAGGAAATTAAACATTCTGAATATGTGGCGCTTACGGAGGAATAATTCATGATTGATGCAAAAGTGCTTGAAGGGGTTAAAAACTGGCTGCGTTTTTCTGGCCGTCTGACCAGCCGTTCTCTGGCAGAAAAAATGAATATGCCGCTATCCTCCATGGTTTATTTTCTGCGTGATGCGGTTGATGCAGGCGTGCTGACGGAATGTAACGGTTTTTATGATATTCCGCGTCCCCGCCCGGTGCAGCCGGTTCGTCGCAAATGCAGCCAGGAATGTGCGGCTGATGATGTTCAGTGGTGCAGCTTCAGAAAATCCCTGCCGTGGATTGAGGGGCATGATATTCCGTCGATGGCGTGGGAATTTGCTCAGGGCGTTCTGACCTGTGAAACCGTTTATGTGGTGGCTGAAGTTGATGAGCAGGCCATGAAAGAAGGCGTGCCCCAGTTTGTGATGGCGTATATCGACATACGCCTTGGTGTCATCATCTGCGGTTTAAGCGGCTGGAATATCACCGCGCGTGTTCTGCGCTACCTGATTGTTGACCGGACGGCAGCACCTGCCGGGATATCTGCGGAGGTGGCGTAATGTTCTTTAAAACATCAAACCCTTCCGCGCTGGCTGCGTGGCAAAAATACCAGCAGGACTGCCAGACGGTAAAAGATGAGGCAAAACGCCTTGAGGCCGTGCTGAATGTTGCGTGCCGCCCGGTATTTGTATCCGGTATCAGTGGATTTTGTTTTAAGGGGCTGCGCTTTATGGATGACAAATATCCTTTTCATCGCGACTTATGGCGAAAACCGACTGCGTCGAATGGCTGGAGCTGCACGCCGCGCACATCACGTATACCTAAAACCCTGCGTGTTGCCTCTGATGAACTGAACATTCTGTGGCGTGAATATTCGCCCGTCACGTATGCCAGAACCGATGCCCTGTTGTTCTGGTTGGGCATTGACTTCTCAGCAATACTGTTTGGCCCCGTGAACTGGTTCTGCGTTGACGATGTGATTTACCTTCAGTGCGAAGATGATTCCGCAAAACGGAAAATGACCGAAATACTGTCTGATGAGTTTTATGCTGCTGAAAAGCGAGTCAGGGGGTGATGCATGATGATATTACAACCCATGGGACGAAAAGGTCGGGCACCCGCTCATGTCCGCGCATGGACACCTGAAGAAGATGCGCTACTGATTGCGCTTTATTCGTCCACCCCGGTTAAGGATATTGCTGTCAGAGTAAAAAGAAGTTACTGGGGAGTATATAACCGGATTATTTTATTACGCGGTATTTACCCGCAGTTGCTCAAATGCAAACGTCCCAGATTTAAACCTGATGAAGATAAATTTATCCGAAAAAATGCCAGAACGATGACCGGTAAGCAAATAGGAGAATATCTGGGGCGAGACCGGGACTCTGTTCATAATCGGGCGCGATATATGGGCATAAGCATGAAAAAATACGGAGAATTGCTGCCCTTCACCCGTATACCTGACGATGATGTTCGTCTTATTCGTGAATTACGGGATGCAGAGTCGCCACGACGCCTTACCTTCCGGGAAATAGGCGAGAAATTTGAATTATCCGAGGGCACGGTGAGTTTTATTTATCACCGTCGTCGGACTGCCGGGGACGCTGTATTACAGGAGTTAACGCCATGATAACGACCTTATTTGTTGAATCAGATGAACCCTTGGTATGTGCCGCCGGAATGCCGCTCTGTGGCGGAACACTGACCGGCGTTTATTTCGGGGATTTACGCGGTTATCCCTGGCATTCACTGAATGATGCTTTCCCGCCTGATATGGAGGCTGTTGTGCTGATTGTTCAGTATGACCACCGGCAGGAACTGCGCATCGGTCATATGGGGTATGAAGGCTTTTTTGTTGATGAAGAAACCGGAGCCTGCCTTGAAGATGAGGATGGACAGGTGACGCACTGGTGCCATATTTCGGCTTTACCGGAATTACGGGAGATACACAATGGATGAGCAAATAACGGACAATATTTCTCTGCTGTTCTGGTGTTTATATATCACATCGTTTTTCGGCGCATTTGTTATCACCCGGTGGTTATGCCGGAAAATTATCAGCCATTTTGATAAAAGATATCTGCTTGAGCTGGCTGCGGATGCGCTTATTCAGCAGGCCATTGTGTTATACAGCGGCGAGTTTTTCTGTCGAATAACAACCAGAGATGGCTGGCACATAATGATTATTCCGCCAACGCATCATATCCGGTGGAATGAGCCAGAAAAGGCTTTCCATGTCCGTAAAAAGGTAAATACGGTATGAGAGGAAAACTGATATCTGCCATTCATGTGGCAAAACGCGAGCTTGCTCTGGATGATGAAACCTATACATCCGCACTGCTGGCAGCCACCGGTAAAGCCAGTTGCCGGGATATGTCACCGGATGAGTTATCCCGCGTACTGGATGTTTTCAAAAAACGCGGTTTTAAAGTGCGTCATAAACCGGTTAACCGGGCCTTAAAGCCGGGTACGGTGACCGCCAAAATTCGCGCCATCTGGAAAGTGATGCACCGGCAGGGCTTTATTTCTGATGGTGCGGAAACGGCCCTTAACCGCTGGGTGAAATCGCAGACGGCCGCGCAGAACGGCGGCGAAGGTGTGGCTAACTGGCAGTGGCTGGAGCAACACCCCGAGCTGGCCTCTGATGTGCTGGAGCGTCTCAAACGCTGGCACCGCCGCAAAATGCTGGCAGCCCTGGATATGTCGGAGCGTGCAGTGATGAGTTATGAGCGCGTTTGCAGGCTGTATGAAAAATCATTCCCCTGTTAACTCAAATCCCGCCACAGTGCGGGATTTCTTATTTTACTCCTCTGATTTAAAAGAAGCTCGAATCAAACTGGGTACTCCAAGCTTATCCAGATCATTTACGTTGTAGCCGTTTATTTTTACGGATGTCAGTTGCCCGTTCTCATTCATGGTTAATTCAACACTGGCATCCTTGTGTCGGTTTATCCATTTTTTTACGATGAGAACAATAGCGGCCCATGTTTCTGGCGTGTTAACCGCATGGAGCAACTCAACCATTTCGGTTACATTGTATGATAAAGCTGCAATAGGGGTGTATCTGATACCATTATCCTGCAGGGACTGGTACATGTCATCGGTATAGCCTGATTCAAACTCAATGATGGGGCCAAAAGTCATATGAACATAGTCCTGTATAAAAAAACGTTAAAGGAACGGTTTGTTATCTTCAGAGCGTTAGTTTTTATGTCTTTTTCCATGCTTTTTTACGGCAAAGCATGTTTGATAATAAAAGACAACCAGCTCGCATATACCAGTGATGATCTCATCAGTGGTAAAAAAACAATCGGTATATTCAGAAGAATAAATAAATGATCTTTATCATACACTTACACGATTAACTGATCAATATTTGTCCAGGTATTGTTAAGCCCGTTTATTCGTTACATTCCTAAATCCCGCCACAGCGCGGGATTTTTATTTTAAACTTGCCCTGTGTAATGATGACCGGAGGCGGGTATGGCTGAAACACAGATGAGCATGTTTGGTGACAGCGAACAGCTGCACGCGCTGATTGACCGTCTGGATGACATTCCTGATGATGAGCTGAAAAAGAACTGGCCCGGCACGCTGCGGGACCTGGTTGATGTGATCAGTGCTGAACTGCACCGTCAGGGGATTGAACCTGCTCAGGCAGGAATGCTTGCCCGTAAAGTTGCGGCCGCACAGGCCGGGTACATGGGCGGGCGTGGTTATTATCTCCCGGTCGGTGAATCCCTTTTCACCGAACTGCGCAATAATGAGATTTTTTCCCGCTGGAGCCAGGGCGAAAAAATTGAAACCCTGCGCCGCCACTACCAGATGTCAGAGACGCAGATTTACTCCGTTATCCGCACCCAGCGCCGCCTGCATCAGGAACGCACGCAGCCCCGGCTTTTCTGATATTCCGCAAATCCTGCCCACTTTTTCCCACGGTTACGCTGACTCAGAGAACACCATGAGACAGCGTAACAATGCCAAAACTCCCCGCGCCACTGCGTAAAAAGCTGATTGCCCTTGTCCTGGCCGGAGCCGGGACGTTCACCATTGCCACGCACTACACCGGCTACTGGGAAGGGAAAGGAAACACCACGTATATTGATCCCACCGGCACCCCCACCATCTGTTACGGCCATACCGGCCCGGATGTGAAACCGGGGATGACAAAAACTGATGAAGAGTGTCTGGAGCTGCTGGAAAAGGACATGAAATGGGCCTTTGCGGCCATTGATCGTTATGTTCAGGTGCCGCTTACCCGTGGTCAGACGGTGGCGCTGGCCTCCTGGATTTTCTGGGCCGGTGAAACGAACTTTCGCAACTCCACGCTCCTGCGCCTTATCAATGCCGGGCAGATGCCCGCGTCCTGTAAGCAGTATATCCGCTGGATTTATTCAAAGGGGGTAAAACTCCCCGGCCTTGAGGCCCGCCGTTCGGCGGATGAATGGTTATGTCGTTACGATTTGCCGAAAGTCTGAACCGCTTCTGGCGACCACTCATGATTGCGCTGTTGTGTGTCGTTGTGGTGCTCCGGGGTGTGCTGTGGCTGCGGTGAATAATCCCTTACCGGCCCTGATTGCCGGAGGGTGTATGGCGGCGCTGGGGGTGATGAGCGTGCTGGCTGCCGTGGTATGGGGAATGCACCAGAAGACACAGCGTCTTGAAGACAATAATCATGTGCTTGTGCGTGAACGGGACGAAGCCCGTCTGGTGCTGGCAAACCAGCAACGCACCCTGCAACTCATTTCACAAATCAGCAAGGCGGCCACGAATGAAAAACAGCAGAACATGCAGCACAGCGAGGAACAGCAGAGCATTGTCCGCCGGTCGCTGGCAACGGTGCCTGCGGCCGCTGTTCCTGTGCCTGATGATGTGGCTGACCGGGTGCGGCGGGCCGTCTGTGAAATACGTGCCGGTGAAGCCGGTGCCGATCCCCGCTGAATGGCTGGCTGACTGTCTGGTCCCTTCTGTGCCGCAGCCGTTCACGTTTGGCGCATCGGTCACTTACAACCTGCAACTGCTGGCGGTGATTAAGAACTGCAACGTGGACAAGGCCAGCATCCGCCGTCTGGAGGCACAGCGACAGCATGAATTTACTGATATGGCCGGAACGACTGCTGTTCCGGCAGGAAAGACAAAGTAAGGAAAAAGGTATGGATGATTCAGATTGTGCTCAGGCAGTCATGGAGCGGGCAACAGAACGTGCCCTTTGTGACCGGCTGACACGTAAGCGCCGGGTGGCGGAGACACCGGGCAGGCGTGTATGCGCGGACTGCGGGGGTGACATTCCGGCCGCCCGTCTGGTTGCCGTGCCGGATGCCATCCGTTGTGTGAACTGCCAGAACATCATGGAGGCCGGTCATGTGGGTCAGCATCGTTAAAGATTATGTCGTGCCGATCCTGTCGGCAACGGCCACAGCCGGGGGGATTTTTATGGCGCTGATGCGCAAAACCTTTGTCCCCCGCGAGGCCTTTGAAAAACTCTCCGACCGGGTTGAGCGGGTGGAGAGCCGGATTTCCGGCCTGCCCACGCAGCAGGAGGTGAACAGACTCAATATCGAAATCACCACCCTGCGCGGTGAGCTTAAGGCCACCAATGCCACCCTGAAATCCGTCTCCCATCAGAACGAACTGCTGCTGGAGCAGGCTGTAAGGAAAAAACACAATGAGTGATTTCATTACTGAAGATCAGCGTCTTGTCATTCTGCGGTCGCTGGCGGATTACAACGGCGAACTGGGTGAATCTGTGCTCCAGGACTGTCTGGATGATTACGGTCACCGCGTGTCCCGCGACACCGTGCATACCCATATTGCCTGGCTTGCTGAGCAGGGGCTGGTGCGTAAGCGCACGCTTGTTAACGGTTATTTCATCGCTGAACTGACCGGCCGGGGTCAGGATGTGGCGGAAGGCCGCGCCACCGTTCCGGGTGTGAAAAAACCACGCGCAAGGGGGTAACGATGGATAAGCCAACGCGTGGCCGTGTACGCAAGGTGGATTTGCTCCCCGACAGCATCCGTAAGCCGCTGCTGGAAATGCTGCGTGAAAAACGTCTGACGCAGGTCCAGATCCGCGAGGAAATCAACCGCCTGATCCGTGAGGCGGGTCTGCCGGAAGAGCAGCAGCTTTCACCGGCGGCCATCAGCCGGGAGGCCTCCCGTAATGAGCTGATTGCCCGTAACCTGCGTGATTTACGCGAGCAGACAAAAGCCATGATGGCCGAACTGGGGGACAAGCCGACCGGTGAAACCACGGCACTGATTCTGGAAATGTCCCGCGCCCTGATGTACCGCCGTCTGCGTGCTGCCACCGAATCCCTGAACAGCGACAGCGATGTGGATATGCGCCTTATTAAGGACATCCTCCTGTCGGCACAGCGTGCGGAAAGTGCCGCCGAGCGCAGCATTAAGCGTGAAAAAGAAATCCGGGCCGCATTTGCTGAAGAGATGGCGAACGCCGTCACCGACGAGTTGCGCGGCGTGGATGGCATGAGCGAGCAGATCGAATTCCGTATCAGGCAGATGCTGCTTGGTAAGGCGTAGGAGGTGAATCGTGGTAACAGATAACCGCTCACTGATGAGTAGTGCTCATCAGAAGGCATTCAGTCTTGCAACACAGTTACCTCCTGAAACCATAAAAGCGTGTCGTGAGTTGACTGAACTCAGCATTGCCGGGGAAATATCCCTGGAACAACTGCATTCGCTGCTGGCAGAGGCTGCCACTGATGAGTTGAGCGGCGTGGACGTGATGACTGAAGAGCTTGAGTCCCGAATCAAAAGCATTCTGACAGGTAAAGCCTGATGAACAAAGCCAAAGAAAAGTCTCCTTCACTGATACAAATGACGCCTCCCCGCAAAATTGATCTGTCCGGTGAAAAAGCCCTGCTGGGCGTGGATGTGCCGGACAGCCTTGATTTGCCCGGTGATATGCCGGTGTTTCTGGATTATCAGGCCCGCTGGTTTGCGGATGAAAGTCAGGTCTGCATTGCGGAGAAATCACGACGCACCGGTCTTACCTGGGCGGAAGCCGGGCGTAACGTCATTACCGCCGCAAAACCGAAGCGTCGTGGTGGCCGTAATGTGTTTTATGTGGGATCAAAGCAGGAGATGGCGCTGGAATATATTTCTGCCTGCGCACTGTTCTCCCGTGCCTTTAACCAGCTGGCGGATGCTGATGTGTATGAGCAGACCTTCTGGGATCGGGATAAAAAAGAAGAAATTCTGACCTACATGATCCGCTTTCCGAACAGTGGATTCAAAATTCAGGCACTGTCTTCCCGTCCGTCAAACCTGCGCGGCCTTCAGGGGGATGTGGTGATTGATGAAGCCGCGTTCCATGAGTCACTGGATGAACTTCTCAAGGCGGCAATGGCGCTCACCATGTGGGGCGCGCGCGTGCGTATTATCTCCACGCATAACGGCGTCGATAATCTGTTTAATCAGTACATTCAGGAAGCCCGCGAGGGGCGCAAGGATTACAGCGTCCACCGCATAACCCTGGATGATGCCATTGCGGACGGATTATACCGTCGTATCTGTTACGTCACCGATCAGGAATGGTCACCGGAAAGCGAGCAGAAATGGCGTGATGATCTCTACAAAAACGCCCCGACCCGTGAGGATGCCGACGAGGAATACGGCTGTATCCCGAAAAAATCCGGCGGTGCCTATATTCCCCACGCGCTTATTGAAATGGCGATGATCCGCGACATCCCGATTCTGACGTTTGAAGCCCCGGACAACTTCATCAGCCGTGCCGCATGGCTGCGTGAATCGGAAGTTTTAACCTGGTGTGAAGAACATTTAAAACCGCTTACAGAGAAATTAAATCCCCGTTCCCGCTTCAGCTTCGGGGAAGACTTTGCCCGCACCGGTGACCTGTCCTGCTTTGTGCTGCTGGAAATCACCGAACTCCTGGCAAAGCGCGAGGTGTTTCGCGTGGAGCTGCGCAACCTGCCGTATGCCCAGCAGGAACAGGTGATGATGTACATCCTGACCCGCGTTCCGGCGCTGGTCGGTGCGGCGTTCGACGCCACCGGTAACGGCGGCTATCTGGCAGAGGCCGCACTGCTGGCCTTTGGCCCGGACATCATCGACTGCGTGATGTTGTCGCCGAAGTGGTACGGCGAGTGGATGCCAAAACTGAAAGCCGAGTTTGAAGATCAGAATATCCTCGTCGCCCGCCATCAGACCACGCTTGATGATTTGCGCCATGTGAAGGTGGTGAATGGTATCCCGCAAATCGACAAGGGGCGCACGAAGGACCAGAACGCAACGGCTGCGAACGCCCGCCGCCATGGTGATTTTGCCGTGGCGCTCTGTATGGCAAACCGGGCGTCATATATGGAGGGCTTCATCCTGGATGAATCAGCCTGTCAGGCGCTGCCGGAGCGGTCGCGGGCAATGGAGGGCGGTTATCGTGATGACGATGAGGCATATCATGAATTTGATCGGGGGTGCTGGTAGTGGGACGCATAATTGATCTTGACGGAAAACCTTTCTCCTTTGACCCGGAGATGCAGAGTGCCGCGCTGGATATTCCGCAGATTGCCAGCCGTTATGTTGAGCATCCCGCCTCGGGTATCACCCCGAACCGGGCGGCGCAGTGCCTTCGCGGGGCTGAACGTGGCGATCTGATTGCCCAGTCCGATCTGGCGGCTGACATTGAAGAAAAGGACACCCACCTTTTTGCGGAGCTGGGCAAGCGACGTCTTGCCATTCAGGGGGTGCCATGGAGCATTGAGCCGCCACCGAACGCCAGCGCGAATGAGAAAAAGGACGCGGAAATGCTCGACGAATATCTGCATTCCGCAGACTGGTTTGATGCCATGCTGTTTGACGCCACGGATGCCATCCTGAAGGGCTATTCCTGCATGGAAATTGAGCACGGGATGCTCGGTAAAATGCACATCATCCGCGCCATCCGCTGGCGTGACAGCGGGCATTTCTGCCTTAACCCGGATGATTTGAGCGAGCTGCGACTGCGTGACGGCAGCCATGCCGGGGTGGCGTTTCAGCCCTTTGGCTGGATAGTGCATCAGTCACGTTCACGCACCGGCTACGGCGGCGCAACGGGGCTTGTCAGAACGCTTATCTGGCCGTTCATCTTCAAAAACTATTCCGTGCGTGATCTGGCGGAGTTTCTGGAGGTGTACGGCCTGCCGATGAAGGTCGGGAAATACCCGTCCGGGGCAACACCGGAGCAGAAAAGTGCCCTGATGCGGGCGGTGATGGATATCGGGCGACGTACAGGCGGAATCATCCCGGCCGGGATGTCGCTGGAGTTCCAGGCGGCAGCGAACGGTCAGGCCGATCCGTTTGAAACCATGATTTCGTGGGGGGAGCGTTCCATCTCCAAAGCAATACTCGGCGGCACGCTGACCACGGAAGCCGGAGACAAAGGCGCGCGCTCACTGGGTGAGGTGCATAACGAGGTGCGCCGGGAAATCAGGGATTCTGATTTACGGCAGCTGGCTGCAACCCTGAACCGCGATCTGGTGTATCCGCTGTACGCCCTGAACACCACGCACACTATTGATATCCGCCGTCTGCCACGTATCTGCTTCCAGACCAAAGAACCAGGTGATATCACCAAAATCACCAGTGCGGTGATGCAGCTCAGTACGGGGATGGATATTTCTGATCCCTGGATACGGGAGCAGACCGGTATTCCGCAGCCCACGCCCGGTGAAGCCATCTTCCGTGTCCGTCAGAGTGGTAATGAACCGGCTCAGACCGACAGGGAAACACCACCGGAAAAACAGGAAAAGACAGAACAGACGGCGCTTTCAGCCCGACTACCGGAAACGAAAAACACGCAGCGTGATGAACTGGACGACATGGGGGACGCGGTGCCTGCCCGCCGCTTACAGGAGGCCATCGATCCGGTGCTGGAGCCGGTCATTAATGCCATCAGAACGCGGGGGCTGGCGGATGCGCTGGCAGATCTGCCCGCCCTTTATCGTGAAATGGATGATTCCCGCCTGATGACGCTGCTCAGTGATGCCATGTTTGCTGCGGAAATGAAGGGGATGCTGGATGGCTCAGGGGATTGATTTAGGTTATGCCGCCACGCTTCCCTCAAAAGAGGCGGTGGCATACTTCCGCGCCAAAGGGGCGCATATCAGCTGGAACTGGTTCGAAACAAACGCAGATGTTCATGCCCGTTCATTCACGGCGGCAAAAGTGGCACGCCTGGACGTACTGACCACACTACAGGCGGAAGTGCAGCGTGCTGTTGATGAGGGAATTTCACAGAAAGCATTTATCCGCACGCTGACGCCACGCCTGCAAAAGCTGGGATGGTGGGGAAAGCAGATTGTGGTGGACAGCGACGGTAACGCGGAAGAAGTGCAACTGGGCAGTCCCCGTCGTCTGGCGCTGATTTACAACGTGAACACCCGTGTGGCTTACAATGCCGGGCGTTACACGCAGATGATGAACAACACGGACACGCATCCGTTCTGGCAGTATGTGGCGGTCATGGACAGCCGCACCCGCCCGGCGCATTCCGCCCTTAACGGGCTGGTATTCCGCTATGATGATCCGTTCTGGAATACTCACTACCCGCCTAATGGCTGGAACTGTCGCTGCCGTGTCCGGCCATTGTCTCAGGCCCGTCTGGATGCGATGGGGCTGTCTGTTTCATCCGGTCAGGATCATCTCTCCACCCGCAATGTTGAAGCTGGCGTGGATAAACAGACCGGAGAAGTCAAAGAAATGCCGGTGACCACATATTCAGATGGCACCAGAACCATGACACCGGATGTGGGCTGGTCATATAACCCCGGCTCGGCAGCGTTCGGCACAGACCAGGCGCTGATCCGCAAACTGATCGAGGTGAAAAGCCCGGAGTTACGGGAAATGGTGGTTCAGGAGATGAACAACAGCCCGGAGCGGCAGCTGGCGTTCCGCATCTGGGCAAAAAACATCATGCAGACCCGGCGAGGTGGTAACGATATCCGCACGCTGGGCTTTATGACTGAAAGCATTGCGCAGGCAGTGGAAAGCCGGACGGGAACGCCACCGGCCCGCCTGCTGGCGATGAGCGGTAAAAATGTGCTCCATGCAGACAGTGTGAAACATCAGAATGACGGCATCGCCCTGATGCCAGAGGACTTCGGGCGCTTACCGGCAATGCTGGCAAAGCCAAAAGCGGTGCTGTGGGACAAACGGCACAACAATCTGATGTATATCGTGGAAAATAAGGATGGCAGTGTGCAGATTGCCGTTAATGCACCGTACAGTCTGAAACGTCAGCCCGACAAACTGGATGTGATTGTGAATGCTTACCGGGTTATCAATATGGATAAGCTGAAATCGGATATCCGGGGCGGAATGCTTGAGGTGCTGGAAGGACAAATTGATTAACGGTCAGTGGCGGGGGTCGAACCCGCATACATGATCCACCCGGAGGCAGGCACCGACTTTACCAGTTAAGCGTACACTGACCGCCTGTTTATTTTATATTCATCCTTTATGCGGAGGCAATATGTCATCCATTGATGCGGCCGTGGTGGTGGACGTTACGCGTCTCCAGCGGGTGTTTGCCCGGCTTCAGTTTGTGGGCGGCGGAAAAGACCTGGCCCGCAGTGTGGCGGCGAGTCTGTTGTCATCGTCAGAAATGGCGTTTGAACAGGAAAAAGAGCCGGACGGCGAACGCTGGCATGACTGGTCAGATCCTTACCGCAAGTGGCGTACCCGTAAGGGATACACGCCCGGCAAAATCCTGACGCTGAACGGCGATCTGGCCCGCCGCCTGACCACGGATTATGGCGATACCTGGGCGCTGATTGGATCAAATGAGCCTTATGCAGCCATTCATCAGTGGGGTGGCCTGCCCGGTATGCCACCGGGACCAGCAGCCATTGGTGCGCGTCCGTATATGGGCTTTGATCAGGTGGCAGAACAGGAGATCATGGACGAAATCAGAAAACGCTTTAAAAAGGCCACAGAAACGCCGTAATGGTTTAAGGTATACAAACGCATTGCCTTACCCTCTTCAGGCGCGTGTCGTGATTTTCTAACCTGTATTTAACGGGCTTTAAAATCTGCGCGAAGCGCCTTTCTCATTTTTCCCCTGTCAGCACTTTCTGAAGTCCCGCAAAACCGGCCCCGAAAAACACCGGCTTATGCTGCCGGAATGAAGACGAAAAACACGCCCAAACTTGCTTATGCCATTCTGAATGCCATCAGCCTGTCCGCAGACGGGGACGGTGACTGGTGTCAGATCATGCCAGCCGGTCGGGTAAAGGCCCGTGACGGTCGCCCGGAAAAACCGGCGGAAGGCTGGCTGATTAACCGTGCGACCGTTGAGCGCATGGTATCCCGGGTTGTGGCGCTCAATCAGCCGGTAAAAATTGACTACAACCACCAGACCCTGATTAAGGGGCATCCGGCACCGGCTGCCGGTTTTGTCATGGCCTCACCGGAAAACTTCCGCTTCAGTGAAGAGCGGGGTTTTGAAGTGCGTCCGGACTGGAACCCTCCGGCCATTGAACACCTGCGCAATAACGAATTTCCCTGGTTTTCCCCGGTGATTGGTTATGACGAAATCACCGGTGAACCTGTTGAGCTTCGGATGCTGGCTATTACCGGTGACCCCGGTCTGACTGGCATGAATCCTGTCGCCGCACTGTCGGCGGATGACCTTTATAACGCCTTAAACCCTCCTTTAAAGGACACCTCCATGAATGAGCAATTACGCCAGTTGCTGACGGCGCTCGGTCTGACCGTGGCTGACGGTGACGAATTTACGCCGGAACTGGGCACGGCGGCGCTGTCTGCCCTTACCGGGATCAAAACCCGTGCGGATGCGCACGACACCCTGAAAACGCAGGTTGCCAGCCTGTCGGCAGAGCTGGAAACCGCAAAAGGCACACCAACTGGCGGCACTATTGATCTGACGAAATACGTGCCCGTTGAGACGTATAACGCCCTGCGTACCGAATATGTCGCGTTGTCGGCACAACACGGCAGCACCACGCTGGAGCAGTTGCTGGATAAGGCCGAGTCCGAAGGACGCATTTTCAAAAGCGAACGCGGATACATGGAAGGACTCGGACAACAGATTGGTGTTGCGGCACTTTCTGCACAGCTTGACGCCCGCCAGCCGGTTGCGGCTCTGACCACTCTTCAGACCGACACCGTAACCGTGCCGGATAAAAAGACCGCCACCGCTGCGCTGTCGGCTGAAGATATCGCCGCCGCCCATCTGCTGGGTAAAACCGAAGCCGAGTTCCTGAAAATGAAAGAGGAAATGCAATAATGCCTACCCCGATTACACCGGCGATGATCACCGCCCTGATGACGGGCTACCGTTCTGATTTTCAGGCCGGGATGTCCATGGCTCCGTCTCAGTACCAGAAAATTGCGATGACTGTACCGTCCACGTCGAAATCCAACACCTACGGCTGGCTGGGGCAGTTCCCGCAGTTCCGTGAGTGGATCGGCTCCCGCGTCATCGAGAAGATGAAAGCCTATGGCTACGCCATCGTGAACAAAACCTTTGAAGGCACCGTTGCCATTAGCCGCGATGACTTTGAAGACGACAATCTTGGCATCTACTCCCCGTTGTTCCAGGAGATGGGGCGCGCTGCGGCGGCACAACCGGATGAACTGGTCTTTGCTGCACTGCGTGATGGTCTGAATGCGGCCTGCTATGACGGCCAGAACTTCTTTGATACCGAACACCCTGTTTACCCCAAAGTGGATGGCTCCGGTGATGCACAGATGGTCAGCAATATGTTTGTGGCAAAAACCGGCTCTGTCGGTGCACAGGCGGATTACAGTGGCCCGGCCTGGTATCTGCTCGACTGCTCCCGCGCGGTAAAACCGCTGATTTATCAGGATCGCCGTAAGGCCGAACTGGTTGCCCAGACAAAAGTCGATGAAGGCCGTGCGTTTACTGATAACGAGTTTGTGTTCGGTGCTTCCGCCCGTCGCAATGTGGGCTACGGCTTCTGGCAGATGGCCTACATGATGCAGTCACCGCTGACGCTGGATGCGCTGTGGCACGGCTGGTCAGCCATGCGTGACTTTAAGGCTGACGGTGGCCGCAAACTCGGCATCAAACCCACCCATATTGTTGTCCCCACCTCGCTGGAAAAACAGGCGGTGCAGCTGCTGGAGCGCGAGCTGTTCGCGGACGGTAACACCACCGTCTCTAACGAGATGAAGGGCAAGCTGGAGCTGGTTGTCGCGGATTATCTGTAAACGGTGAGCCGGGCTTACGGCCCGGCCCCTGCGGAGGGCAAATATGAATGAACATCACACTGTGGCAGCAACAGATGATTCAGGCCTTCAGGTCAGTGGTGACAGTCCTGTCACGGTTCTGGCAGAAGTGCGTTGCAGTCGTGCGCAGTTTCGTCGTGCGGGGTTCCTGTTCATGCGGGGACGCCAGCAGGTTGACGTCACCCCGGAGCAGCTTGCCCGACTGGAAGCGGAGCCATGCCTCACTGTACGAATACTACAGACGCCTGGTGATGATGCGGGAGCCGTGGCGGGTGTGGTTCATGCAGAGACCGGTGCAGATTTAGCTGAAGCCGAAGCCGAAGCCGAAGCCGAAGCCGAAGCCGAAGCCGAAGCCGAAGCCGAAGCCGAAGCCGAAGCCGAAGCCGAAGCCGGACAGGATGCTCCCCGGAAAAAGACCGGCAATAAAGCCAGACAGGAAAAAAAGGCGCGCGCATGAATTACGCCACCGAAACCGATATGCGGGCGCGTTACCGCGAGGATTTGCTCAGGTCATTACTGGCCGTGCCCCGTTCGGATGAACCGGACACGCGCAAACTGAACCGGGCGCTGACGGACGCGTCTGCCCTTATCGACAGCTACCTGTCTGCCCGTTACACGCTGCCGCTGGCGGTGGTTCCGGCGGTCCTTGTTCAGCACTGCTGCGCGATTGCCTTTTATTACCTGTGCGATCAACGGGGAGCTGAACAGGCGCGTGACCGTTATCGTGAGGCGCTGGCCTGGCTGAAAGACGTCATGAACGGCAACGTGCCGGTCGGCGTGGATACCGACGGTGCGGCCCCTGAATCCGGGGACTTACCGCAGGTACAGTCTGATGCGGCGGTGTTCGGGCGCAACCAGAAGGGCTTTATATGATTACGGAAACCGAACAGGCGTACATCGCCCGTATCCGTGAGTATTTCGGGAATGAACTGGTGTCAGTTGACACGCATCCCGGCGACTGGAGCGACAGTGTGCTGCGCACCATGCTGATTAGCGCCCCGGCGATCTACGTTGCCTGGCTGGGTGCCGGTGAAGGGCGTACCCGTGGACGTCTGGTCAGCCACTGGGTGTTCTACGTCATCGGCGACATGCTCAATGGCCGTGAGGTCAGCCGTCCCGGACTTTATCAGATTGTGGCCCGCCTGATTACCGTGCTGGACGGTTTCAGGACAGAAAAAACCTCACCGCTTTACTTTGAAAAGGCGCTTAACGGTTACACCGAAACGCAGGCAGACAGCGGTGCCGTGATGTACGCCCTGTATTTCTCATGCGAGGAAATGATCGACCCGCTGACGGATATCAGCTCGCTGGATGATTTCCTGCGCCATTACGAAACCTTTGTGGAGCCGCCCGGTACGTCGCCGTTTGAGGCACATATTCATCTTAAGGGTACAGGTGAAAACATGAATCCCAACGAAGAGGTCTGACGATGGATAAACATCAGGATAATACGGCAGAAGCCATGGCGATGACTTCTGCCGGGAATCACAACTCATGGGTGGCATCCTGGCTGGTAAAGTCCCGTGCCGAATGCCTTCAGTTAATTAGTGAGCTTGATTTGTCTGGTCGCTCTTCGTGGTCGTCACATACTCAAGCGATCCCAAAAGCAGGTTGACGCCATGAGCGATAGTTTTCTGGTTCTGTGCGAGTAAACCAGTGTGTTGCTGACGAAGTTTGTCCAGAAATTCATTCATGGACAGTGTTCCGTCCTGTTCCAGTTTCTGGATCAGAATATTCACCGCAATAGCTAACCCATTTACAAGGTCATGAGCGAACTGAATCTCTGGTGATGGTTGATTTTCTGATGACATAAAGACTCCTTATGTTGGTGAAGAAACTATCAGAATGCCCGGTCAGGAAGCTCATCACAAGTACAAGGAGAGCAAGTGAAAACCATTTTTATTAAACCTGCGCCGGGATGCCTGATTCGCGATCCCGACACGATGAATCCGCTCTCACAGGACGGGGAAGAGAAACCCTTCACTCCGTTCTGGTGCCGCCGTCTTAATGATGGCGACGTCATTGTGGTGGATAAAACGGCGGAGCCTGCCCCGGCTGCCACAACAGGTAATACCGGCGAGGCTGCAAAACCAGCGGGAGCGGCAGCAGAAAAACCTGCGGCGGCGGCTGAAAAACCCGCAGCATCAGATAAGGGGACGTCCTGATGATTAACTTTGATTTTATCGGCGATAACAATCGCATCCCGCTGGTACAGATTGAAATCAATAACTCAATGGCCGTGACCGGCACGCCGCCACAGCGTCAGGCGGTGCTGTTATTTGGTCAGCGAAACCGTAATGCGTTTGGTGTTGTTGATTCTCCTGTCCGTATCACCCGCGCGTCTCAGGCGACAGAACTCTGGGGGCGTGGCTCCATGATTGCGCAGATGGTGGCAGCGTTTATTGCCATTAACCCTGATACGGAGCTGTACGGCATTGCACAGGGGGAAGGCACCGGCACGGCCACATCCGGCACCATCACGCTTTCCGGTACAGCAACGGAAGACAATGTGCTGAATCTCTATATCGCCGGACGTCCTTACCGTCTGGCCGTCAGCAAAGGCAAACCGGGTAATCTTCTGGCGGATGCGCTTGCCGCGATGATTAACGCAGACCAGGACTGTCCGGTCAGCGCCACGACCAGCGTCCCCCCGGATAATCAGGATCAGACAAAAAAAGTGATCACCCTGACGGCAAAATTTACCGGCGAATGCTCCGTGCATGATATCCGGCTGAATTATTATTCCGGTGAAGTGACACCCGCCGGGATTGTTGTTTCCACTACCGGAGGCACCGCGCCGAAAAACCCGGATATTACCAACAGCATCGCTGCCATGGGGACGCGCCAGTATAACTATATTGTGATGCCCTATAAGGATGCGGCGAATCTCAAAATTCTGGCGGATGAACTGCTGAAACGCTGGGGACCGGTAAAAATGTCAGACGGTATGGTCTGGATGGCGCATACCGGCACCTTCGGCACGGCAACCAGTTTTGGTGAGTCCCGTAATGATTTCCTGTTTACCTGCACTTCCATTCCGAAGGCACCGGAGCCGGATTATGTCTGGGCAGCCTCCATTTGTGCAGTCTGTGCGCCGTCACTGTCCGCTGATCCTGCCCGCCCACTCCAGACGCTGGCGTTGCCTGCACGACTGGCACCGGCAGAATCAGATCGCCTGACACGGGAAGAGCGAAACAGCCTGCTTTATACCGGCATGTCCACGGTGACCGTCGCAGCCGCTGATGTGGTGCAGATTGAACGTCAGGTGACGATGTACCGTCAGAATGCATACGGCGAAAGCGATCCCAGCTATCTGGATGTGGAAACCATCTACACCCTGTCATATCTGCGTTATTCCCTGCGCACCTTTATCACGCAGCGTTTCCCGCGCCACAAACTGGCCGATAACGGCACCCCAGTCCGGCCCGGTCAGAATATTGTGACGCCGGAGATTATGACGCTCCAGCTGATTGCACTGGGGGAAGAATGGGTGGATCTGGGACTGGTCGAAAATCTGGACACCTTTAAAAAGAATCTGCTCGTGGAGCGCAACACAAAAGACCGTAACCGTCTGGATGTGATGTGTACACCGGATCTGGTTAACCAGTTCCGCTTCATGGCCGCGCAGATCCGTTTCATTTTGTGAGGTAAGGCATGAGCGGAAAACAGTATCAGGGCACGGCCACCATCCGTGTGAACGGACAGGAGTACGCCACCCTTGAGGGGGCCACGTTCTCGCCGTCCGGCTTTGAGCGTGAAGTGGTGAAAGGCGCGAAAGTCTATGGCTATCGCGAGAAACCCCGTGAGGCGACGATGGACTGTAAATTTCCGGCGGGCGGAGAGGGTTCACCGGCTGCCGATGAAATCAACACCTGGACTGCGGTCACGATCGAGTTCGTGGCCGATACCGGTGAAGTCCACATGATGACGAAGGCCTGGAGCAGTGAACCGGCCTCGCTTGACGGTGGCGGTGATATCTCCGCGAAGTTCGCCAGCGCCACCAGTACCCGTGTCCAGTAATCAGGAAAAATGTAATGAGCACACGTAAGAAAAAAACGGCGGTTTCTGACGAGGCCGTGATGGAGGCTATCCGGGATGCACTTGAAGACGGCGATCCCCGCACCGCCGGGCTGGCTGAACAGCTGGCGAACGGCTATGTGGATCTGCTCGACGGTCTGCCGTTCGGGGAATCCCGTGAATACCGCGTCACCTTCCGCGAACTGACGGCGAAAGACAGCATTGATGCGGAGAGTGAGGCCGAGCGTCTTATGGAAACCCGAAACGGTCCGGTTCTGGTGGCCTCACCGGCACTGCGCGGCATTGCGCTGCTGCGCCGTCAGATTGCCGCTGTCGGCCAGATTGAGGGGCCATTGTCTCCGCGTCAGATCGGACAGCTCAGCGAGCGCGATCTCTCCCGTCTGATGGCGGCGGTAAGCCTGCTTGATTCCGCGATGGCAGGAAAGCTGGTCGCTGAACGGGGGCGACCAGATGCAGTGCCGGGATCAGATTGAAGAAGCCGCAATTGTGCTGGGGATGGTGACAAAAAGCGGCCCGGAGTGGGCGCTTAACCTCCCTTTATCGCAGCTTTACCGGCACTGCCGACAGACCGAAAAAATTCTCAGAACGAAGCAGTAACCCATGGCAAAAAACCTGAAAGCCTCCCTGATTGTCGATTTACTCGGCAATATTTCTGCCAAATCCCGCCAGTGGTCACAGGAGCTGGGGGCGTTCTCCCGTTCCGGCAGGACGGGGCTGGGTGGTCTTGGAAATGCAGCCCGTCGTGCCGGTCAGGAAACAGAACTTGTCGGCTCCCGTATGCAGCGAACGCTTGCCGGTGTTCGTGGCAGCATCCGCACGGTAACGTCAGATTTTGACCGCCTGCAGGGCAGCATTACCGGCACCATCGGGCGGATAAGCAACCTTTACGGGATGCTGGCGGGAGGGGCTGCGGTCTACGGTTTTAATAAAGCCTTTATCCGCCCGGCCGCAGAGATGGAGAACTATATTCTGCGTCTCAACGCCATTAATCATGGCGATACGGCAAAAACGGAAGCGGTTAAAGCCTGGGCAGTACAGAACGCCAAAGACACCACCTGGGGGCTAGCGGGGGTTATGCAGGAATACGCCTCCAGTCGCGGGTTTGGCATGAGTGACAGGGAAGCCCGTCGCTTTATTACCATGCTTCAGGATCAGGGCGGCTATCACGGCTGGTCACTGTCAGATGCACAGGGTGCGTCCCTGCAACTCAAACAGATGTTTGCCCGCCAGAGTATCCAGGCAGCGGACGCCAATATTCTGACCGGATACGGGATTAACGTTTACCAGTTACTGGCCGATAAGCTGGGCGTAAACCAGAAGATCATCCGTGAGAAAGGCGAAAAAGGAAAACTGGGGCCGGACAGCATTCGCCTGTTATTTCAGGTGATGGCCGAACAGGCAAAAGGTGCCCAGAAAAACGCCATGAATTCCTGGACGGGAATGACGTCCATGATGGGCGACGTCTGGGATCAGTTTGCCCGTGAAGTGATGGCAAAGGGACCGTTTGACAGCCTGAAAAAGAGCCTGAAAGGCTTTCTGGATTATGCTGATGCAGCACAGAAAAGCGGCTTACAGGATAAGCTGGCCACACAGACGGCCTCAGCCCTGAATCAGGGATTCGAGTATGCCAGAGACGCTGCAACCGGCTTTTACCGGGCCATTCAGAAAGTCAGGGAAACGCTTCAGGCACTGCGCGACGCCGGTTATGGCGATGCACTGGATCGTATTGGTCAGGGGGCGCAGACCGCCGCAAAATACCTGATGTATATGTATCTCGCCTCCCGCGCGCTGAAGGTGCTCAGGTTTGCGGGGACGGGGGCATTACGTCTTGGTGCAACCCCCTTACGCTATGGTATGGCGATGACCTCCGTGCTGACGTCGCCCTTCCGCAAACCGCAGACCACTGTGCCGGGAACGCAGCCCGGACGCGCTGGCCGCTTCCTGAATTTCCTTACCGGGGTAAATCCTGCTGCCGTTCAGCCCGTGCTGGTCACCAACTGGCCTGCGGGTGGCATGGCCTCAGGTGGCGGGGATGTGGTGGTCAGCGGTGACGGCAAAACCGTGCGAGGCCGTAAAAAACGCGGCCCCGGACGCGGGCGGGGTGTCACGACCGTCGTGACCGCCGGTGAGCAGCTGGCGGAGAGCGCCGGTAAACAGGGCTTCTTCGGTCGTATGATGAGCCGTGCCGGTGGTCTGCTAACGGCTGCCGGAAACCGCATGGGGCTGGGGCGTTTTGCCGGGCTGTTCCGTGGTGCCGGTCGGCTGGGTGGTGGTGCCATGTGGGCCGGTGCCATGGCGGCTCCTGTACTGCTGGACAGCAGCGCCAGCGCAGCCGATAAAGCCGGTGCCGTGGGTTCCCTTGCCGGAAGTATCGCCGGTGGCGCGCTGGGGGCTGCTGCCGGTCCGGTCGGGGTTGCCATTGGTTCCACGGTGGGCAGCTATCTCGGTGATTATCTGGGGGGCTGGCTGACGCAGGCCTGGCAGAAACTGCGTGGCAGCAGTGACGAAAACGGCGGACAGGCCACCGCGAAAACCGCCGCACGGGTGGAGCTTGTGGCCCCTGAAGGCTGGCGGGCGCGCAGTATTGATGTGGATGATACCGCACAGCATGGCCTGGATGTGAACGTCTGGAACGGAGGGAACTATGGCCTCTACTGACACGCCGGGGCGTGGCTCCTTTCGTGGCGTACCGTTCCTGGTTTATCAGGAGCAGCGGGAACGGGGCGGACGTAACATTGTGCGCCGTGAATACCCACTGCGTGAAAGCGGCGGTGCGGATGATCTGGGGCCAAAACTCCCGGAGTTCACATTCACGGTTCTGGTGACCGGAGACGATCTTCAGACACAGCGAAGCCGCCTGCGTGATGCGCTGCGTGCACCCGGTGCCGGTGAACTGATGCACCCGGATTACGGCACGTTAAATGTACTGATAAACAGCTTTGAAAGCCGTTATAACGCCAGCGAGCAGGGAACGGTTGAGTTCACGATCAACGTGATCCCCGCCAGTGACGATACCGCCCCTTCGGTGGCAGAAGATACGGCAGCTGCGCTGGAGCAGAAAAGCGGCTCAGCAATGAATCAGCTGTTTAACACGCTTTCAGACGGCTGGACGGTGATTTCAGACGGTCTGCATGATGTACAGGCCATGACCGACACCATCAGCGATAAGATTGATGCGCTGGAGAATGCCGTTTCGGGGATGGGGATTGTGCAGGATATCAGTGCCTTTACGGCCAGTTTTACTGCCCTGAAAGGCAATGCCGCCGCCCTGATTAATGCGCCCCGTCGCATGGCTGAATCGCTGGCCGGAATGTTTGCCGTGCTGACCGGGCTGCCCGGCGATCCTTCCCTGTCTCTGACCGGAAAAGCCGGAACGCCGTCCGGCAGCCTGACCACAAACCGTGACAGCATGGCAGAGCAGGCCATGCCGCAGCTGTACCGCACACTTTCCTCCCTGCGTTACACCCTCAGCGAACAGGATGATCCACAGCGCCTGATTGGCCTGACGCCTGCGGCACAGAAAAATATCCGTCTGCTGCGGAGCGTGATGCAGAGTGCAACCCTGGTGTCGCAGGCACAGACGGTCGGAAAACTGCTGGATCAGGTCATCCGGCAGAATACGACGCACGTTCAGGATACTGACCGTTCGGGCGGACTGGCATGGCTGGAAAGTTCTGCTGATGTGCAGCGTATCAACCGGGATTTGAGCGATGCCATGGAACAACAGGTGCTGGATCTGTCCGCACAGGGCTATACCGGGACTGCCCTTGCATTACGTGATGCAGGGCTTGCGCTGACAGAAGATTTAACCACACGGAGCGTGCATCTTCCCGGTGCTTTTCAGGTCATGGTTCGCACCACCGAACCGGCACTGGTCACGCTGTACCGTGCCACCGGCAACAGCAGTCGCTGGCAGTATTTTGTCCGCAGAAACAATATCTCCGATCCGGTTTTTGTTCCGGGGGGCCGCAGCGTGGAGGTGATCAGTGAGCAGCAGGATTGAACTGTATATCGGTGGCAGTATTTTTTCCGGCTGGCTGACGGTCAGCGTCCGTCGCTCGCTGGAGCATCTGGCCGGGTCGTTTGAACTGGGGCTGATGCTGCCCGGTGAGCGCATCCCCTCAGCCCTGCGGACCGGTCAGTCCCTGACGCTCAGAATTAACGGGCAGACGGTCATCAGTGGCTGGCTGGATCAGGTCAGTCAGCGGATCAGTGCAACCCGTCATCAGATCAGCATCAGCGGTCGGGATAAAACCGGCGACCTGGTGGACTGTGCCGCCATCCATCCCGGCAGCCAGTGGCGCAACCGGACGCTGGCACAGATTGCCGCAGATTTATGTGCGCCCTTCGGGATAGCTGTGCGCTGGCAGGTTAACGACGACACGGCTGCACGCCCTTTCAGCTCTTTTACGCTGGAAAACTCAGAAACCGTGGCGGATGCGCTGACCCGTGCTGCCCGGCATCGCGGGGTGCTGGTGACCAGTAATGCTGACGGCGATCTGGTGTTCACCCAGGCAGGAAGCCAGCAGACGGACAGACTGGTGCTGGGAGATAACCTGCTTGATGCCGATTACAACACGGACTGGCGAGGACGATACAGCGAATACCGTGTCCGGGGGCACGGGCGCGGTGGTGGCAAACGGGGAGACAGCGAATCCGCCGCCAGGCTGGCAGCACCTGTGGGCGTCATCAGTGATGAGCAGATCGGCCGCTACCGGCCGAAAATCATCCTAGCCGATCAACAGACAGACGCCACCGGTGCACGGCAGCGTGCCCTGCGTGAAATGCGCCGTGCGATTGCCCGTTCAGAACGGTTTTCTGCCACCGTGCGTGGCTGGTTCCGGGATGATGGCCGGTTATGGGATGTCAATCTGCTGACCGGTGTTTCAGCCCTGCGTTTCGGTATCGAACAGACTGAACTGCTGGTCTGTCAGGTGGAGTTTTTACTGGATGAACAGAACGGGGAAGTCACCCGGCTGGTTCTGGCACCGCGTGACGGCTTTATCGTTCCGGCAGAGCCGGACAGCAAAGGCCGTGGCGGTGGTTCCGGTGATGATGTTGATGCCTTTATTCGCCAGCAGATGAAAAAACAGGGGATCAGCTTTGATGAATGATGAAGTGTTCAGCCGCCTGATTGCCCCGGTAACGCGCGGCATTCGCCTGCTGTTTGGCCGGGGCGTTCTGACCGGCACACATGACGAACTGAAAATGCAGAATGTGCAGCTCACCGGCATGGACGGCGAAACCTTTGATGATGTGGAGCGCCCCCAGCAGTACGGGCAGATCAGCGTTCCCCTGCCGGGCGCAGAAACCTTTTTTGCCTGTCTGGGCGGACAGCGGGATCAGACTGTGGTGCTTGTGGTGGAAGACCGGCGCAGCCGTCCGACCGGACTCACTGCCGGAGATACGGGGGTGTATCACCATGAGGGGCACCGGATACGGTTAACAAAGGATGGTCGCATTATTGTGACATGCAAAATGCTGGAGATTTACGCCGACGAGGGGATGCGGGTGGATACGCCGGAAGCCACCTTTACGGGCAATGTGACGGTGGATAAGAACCTGCATGTTAAGGGTAATTTCGCGCTTGATGGTACAGGTAAATCAGACGGGCTGTTCACGATGTCTGATGCCGCTATTGCCGGGATCACCTATTCCGGCCATGTGCATCAGGATAACGGCAAAGGCAGTAAGACAGGAGCGCCGGAGAATGGCTGATATTGCAATTGTATGGGATCAGGGATGCGGTTCGCTGCAACTCAACGGTGCCGACCTGCTGACGGATGACAGTCTGCTGACGGCCGTTCTGATTTCGCTGTTTACTGACCGCCGGGCGCTGGCATCGGATGAAATCCCTGACGGTACGCGTGACCGACGGGGATGGTGGGGAGACAGTTTTCGCCCGCGACCCATTGGCTCCCGTCTGTGGCTTCTCAGCCGGGAAAAAACGCTGGCCTCCGTGATAAGCCGTGCCCGTGCTTACGCGGATGAGGCGCTGGGCTGGCTCAGTCAGGATGGCGTGGCGTCATCCGTGGTCTGTCATGCAGAACGTGTGGGACACGCGCGGCTGGCGCTTTCGGTGCGCATAACCCTGCCTGATGGTTCAGTGAGACCCATGATTTTTTATGCTGATCTTAAGGGGGAGTAATGCCTTATCAGCCTTTACCGCTGGCACAGTTAATCACGCAGACACAGCAGGATATCAGCCAGCGCCTGCCCGGCTCGCAGCCGGGTGTGAATGAAACCACCCTGAATGCCATTGCTTACGCTCAGGCAGGGTTATCTGCTCAGGAGCATGAGCATCTGGCCTGGATTGCGCGTCAGATCATCCCGACCGAAGCCGATGAAGCCGAACTGCTGAAACACTGTGCATTCTGGGGCGTTATGCGTAAACCCGCCTCACGGGGTGACGGGCCGGTTCAGCTGATGCTGACCACGGATGCGGGGATCACAGAAGGTGTGCTTCTCCAGCGCAGTGATGGCGTGGTTTACCGCATCACCGCCTCCCTGACCGGCAAGGCCGGTACGCTGAATGTCAGTGTGGAAGCTGAAAGTGCCGGTCGTGCGGGAAATGCCCCAGCAGGGACAAAACTGACATTTATCACACCGCAGGCGGGGATCAACCAGACGGCCACGGTGACCGGAACGGGGATCACCGGTGGTGCGGATGTGGAAACCGTGCCGGAGCTGCTTTCCCGTCTGGTTTTCCGGGTGCAGAATCCGCCGTCCGGCGGCACGCAGTATGATTTTGAACGCTGGGCGCGTGAAGTGCCGGGCGTGACGCGGGCATGGTGCCGCCCGGAGTGGCCGCAGGCGGGCAGCGTGGGGGTAACGTTCGTTCAGGATAATAACCCGGATATTTTCCCCGGTGACGGTGATGTTCAGCGGGTGGCGGATTATATCCGCAGTCATGATGATCCAGCGACCGGCCAGCCTGTCGGACAGCCTCTGGGGCCGACAGTGACCGTGTTTAAACTGACCAATAAGCCGGTGCCCTTCAGCATCAGGATCATCCCGAAAACACCGGAGAATCAGGCGGCCGTAAAACAGGCACTGACCGACCTGTTATACAACGAATCCCGGCCCGGCGGTCTGGTTCTGCCGTCGTCTTTCTGGCGTGCCGTGGCGGGGGTGAAAAATCTGGAGGATTTTGAAGTGCGCAGTCCGCTGACGTCAGTTCAGGCGGGAGACAGTGAGCTGCTGACGGTAGGAGAAATCACATGGCTGTAACCCTGACCCCGCATCAGCGCGCCCTGTTGCAGTTACTGCCTGACGGGCTTGCATGGGACAAGCGTCCGTCATCCGTACTGGCATCGTTATGCCTGGGCCTCAGTCATTCGACAGCGCGTGTTTCCTGGACGGGTAAACAGCTGCTTGCCGAGCGTTTCCCTGACACGTCGCGCCTGCTGCTGGAAGACTGGGAGCGTTATCTCGGCCTTCCTGAATGTGATATGGCCGGAGCCACCCTCACGGAGCGACAGCGTTATGCCGGAAATAAATACCGGATGAAGCCCTCGCTGAACCGTGAATTTTATATCCGGTTTGCGGCGGAGTTTGGTTATCAGATTGATATTCAGCCATCACCGGATTCGCAGTGGGTCAGTATTGTCACGATTAACAGTGAAACCGGCTACCGGAATATGAATGTGCTGGATGATATTCTCACGCCGCTGCGTATTTATGAAGGCGGTGCGCTGGAATGTATTCTGAATCGTTATAAGCCTGCATGGCAGACGTTTATTTACGTGTATGCAAACAGCCATGAAGAGGAGACTATTTAATGTTTCATGTTGATAATAATTCCGGCGTGGCGAATATGCCTGCGCTGGCACCGGCGCAGAGTAATACCACCACCTGGTTTACCGAAGGTGACGGACAAAAAGGTATCAGCTGGATTGGTCAGGACTGGCTGAATATTCTCCAGGCCGAACTGCTGAATATTCTGGCTGAAGCCAGTATTCAGCCGGATAAGGCGCAGTTAAACCAGCTTACGCTGTCCATTAAAGCCATTATCGCTGCGAATGCTTTTTCCCGGAAAAATAACCTGAAAGAAATTGCTGATGCCGGTGCGGAGGCCCAGCGTCTTGCCCGTGGTTATCTTGGTCTGGGGGCGCTTGCCACAAAAAACAGTCTTGGTCCCGGTGACGTTAATGCCCTGGCGAAGGATCAGAATCTGGCCGACCTGGAGAATAAGGGAACCGCCCGTAATAATCTGGATGTTTACAGCAAAAGCGAAGGTGATAACCGTTACCTGCGCAGGGAGCAGCACGGCGCAGACATTCAGGATAAAGGGGCTTTTATCGATAACGTCGGTTTACGGGAAACGGTGAATAAGGCGGCGAATGCTCTGCCATCGGACGGCACCGCCGTTGCCGCGAACAGGCTGGCAAATGCCCATACAATTAATGGGGTTCCCTTTGACGGGACCCGGGATATCACTATCTCATCAGGAACAGTAACCTCTGTAAGGCTGGGGTCGGTGACAGCACATATGCCCGGAACATGGGAAAGCTGGGATCTTAATCTGGGGGGCGGTAATGTTCTTACCGGAATTAAAGTACAGGATGTCGGTAAGAATACGGCAGATAACGTCGGCGGTGTGTATTACCGGCCGTTGCAGTATCTGTTAAATGGGGCATGGGTGACGGCAGCGAGTATATAATGGCGTTCAGAAGGCCTTCCGGCCTTCTTCATTACTGTGGCTGCTCAGGCCATTTAATGGCGTTAAATTCAGCTTCAGTTTTAATGGCGGGTAATACCATTTTTTTCACCTGACTGATGTATGCCATCCATCGTGCCAGTGCTGCTCTGTCTTCATCGCTGATAGTGCCCAGTTGCAACTCCGTTCTCCAGTCATTAATTTTTTCATATGCCTGATTAAGATATGACTGGCGCAGTTCTTCCGCTTTTTTGTCGTAGTTGACCGGAAGCGGTGAGATGACGCCATTATCAAACTTCCAGTTACCTGAAATATCAGTGCCTTCAGGGAGTTCGTCGCTCTCAACCACGGAAAAACCCACAGGATACAGCGCCGAGGCGTCCTGTGATATTGAGCAGATAACGCCGCTGTCAGGTGTTATGCAAAGTTTATATTTTTTGGTGAATAATGGCAGGGACTCATAGAAATCCTTACCATCTTCACTCTGAAAATACTGTGCATCATTACCATAGGGTTTTTGTTCCGGGTAATATCGTTTAACATTAATCAGTTGCATAAACATCACCATGTAAATCAATGATAAAAACAGGAACAATACTATTGCCATATACAGGCAAGGAGTTTCTGAGATAACGCATATTTTCAGGTGCTGAACGCAGCGTCATGAATCGTTAATTAAATTATAAGCCGGTAATATGCGGTTATCGTATTGGCTTGTCCATCCTTTGTCGTTATGTTTCTGCCTCACCGGCTCCGTCACGAAAAGTACCGTGACGCTTTTTTGAATTTCCGCAAAACACATATTTATCAGCGGTTGTTATTCTGACTCTGTTTAATTCAGAAACAGGCAGATAAAGACGATGTCAGACTCCCAGTGGAAAATGCTCTCCGCCATGCCCGGAGAGTTTTCAGTCAAGGTTGCCGGTGGCACGGTGGCATTTATTGAAAGTCCTTTCCGGCCTTCGGGTAATAAAGGCGGGATCACCTTCGCAGACTGCGTGATCCGCTTCAGCACGAAAGAGCCATTATGGATAATGCCGGTATCCGGTAATCCCAGTGCAGAAATCACCAGTTCAGGCGTGACCGGCATCATTCCGATTACAGCTGACGTGGCCGGAACACTCACGCCCTCCGACTGGAATGCACCGGATAACGCCGGGCCTTCCGGCAGCACGAATGGCAGCACCACAGAGCCGGAGTATTACTATGTGATCCCACTGGCGGGACAATCAAATGGCATGGCCTATGGTGAAGGGCTTCCGTTACCGGATTCATTTGACCGCCCGGACCCACGGATTAAGCAACTGGCACGCCGCAGCACGGTCACGCCCGACGGTTCGCCGTGTAAATACAATGACATCATTCCGGCAGACCACTGCCTGCATGATGTTCAGGATATGAGCGGGATAAACCACCCGAAAGCTGATCTGGCAAAAGGCCAGTACGGGACTGTCGGTCAGGGGCTGCATATTGCCAAAAAACTGCTGCCTTATATCCCGCAGAATGCCGGGATACTTCTGGTGTCCTGTTGCCGTGGTGGTTCGGCATTTACCACCGGAGCCGACGGCTCATTCAGTGAGGCCAGCGGTGCTTCCGCTGATTCTTCACGCTGGGGAGCCGGTAAACCCCTGTATCAGGACCTGGTAAGCCGTACCAGAGCGGCGCTGGCGAAGAACCCGAAAAACAAACTTCTGGCAGTGGTCTGGATGCAGGGAGAAGCAGACCTAGCATCGGGAAGTCAGCAGCATAATGGTTTATTCACGACCATGGTTCAGCAGTTCAGAACTGACCTGTCTCCGCTTGCTGCGCAGTGTGTGAGTGGAAATGCTGGCACGGTGCCGTGGATTTGTGGTGATACCACGTATTACTGGAAAAACGCTGGCACCGATAAATATGAGGCGGTATACGGTGGCTACAAAGGCAAGGAAACTCAGAATATTTTCTTTGTACCGTTCCTGACGGATGAGAATGGACAGAACACGCCAACGAATGCTCCGGCGGAAGACCCGGATATTGTGGCTGTCGGGTATTACGGTGCGGCATCCCGTACCCAGGGCAGTTTTGTCTCGACACAGCGTGACAGCCATTTCAGCTCATGGGCACGCAGGGGCAGCCTT